GCGGATTAGACGAAGAAAGCGATGAAAGTCCGTTAGAACGGCTGCTGTTGCAGGTGCAATATCCACCTGGCACGGGGAACAAAAACGATTATGAGCGTTGGGCGAAGGAGGTACCCGGCGTAGGTGAAGCAAAATGTATACCGCTATGGAACGGGCCAGGGACTGTTAAAGTGATTATTACGGATAGCAATGGAGCACCAGCAGGACCAGACCTTATCCAGCAGGTGCAGGAGCATATTGCGCCTACATCAGACCAGGGAGAAGGCAAGGCTCCAATAGGAGCAAGCGTAACCGTAGAGGCCCCAGAAGTAGTGACAGTGAATGTGAGCGTGACGCTGTTTTACCAACCCGGATATGATCCGGCTGCGGTTAAAGCCAATTTAGAAACTGCCTTGGCCAGTTATATTAACGGCTTGGGAATAGGTGGGACNGTGCGNTATGCTGCTATCGGTAAAATAATCTTTGAAACAAAAGGAGTAAGCGACTATTCTGGCTTGCTTATAAACGGTGGCACTGGAAACATCGTTGTTCCCGAGAACGGGAAAGCCGTATTAGGAATGGTGACCTACAATGAGTAAAGAAAGAATCATGCAGTACTTGCCGGAATACTACCAAACCAGCAGGGTGATGGGAGCAATAGCCAAAGCGCAGGGCACAGAACTTGATATGCTGTATACGGCGCTCGATGAGATACTAAAGCAGTTTTTCATAGATACGGCCACATGGGGACTAAATTTATGGGATGAGTTTCTGGGGCTTAAAACAGAAGCATATTCAATCGAGGAACGGAGAAGATTACTGAAAAGCAAGCTGATTATGCAGCCACCGGTAACACGAGAACGGTTTAAAAAACTGCTAGATGGTGTTGCAGATAGTGTTGACGTGATTGAGCATTACGGAGAGTATAACTTCGAGGTTGTACTTTTAGTTAAAACGAACCTGAGAACTGCATTTGAAAAGATACTTGAGCAGATAGAAGACAACAAACCAGCACATTTGGCGTATCAAGTTATTCTAGGATTTTTGCACGAACTTCAAGCCACGGTGGCGTTCAATCGTTGGTTTTCCGAAATTCTGAAACGGTGCGGCACGGTCAACGTTTCTGGCGAAGAAACAGTAACCACACTAGGCAGGCGATATATAACCGGTATTAATACCGAGCAACAAAGCTGGTTTTCTGAGCCTTTTCTCGTGGCCAGCTTAAAAACATTTCTTACTGCGGTTGATGTGAGCAAGTAATACAACCTACTGCGGGGAGGGGTGTATGCGTGATCACTCAAGATGGATTGAATTTCCTATATAAAGCACTTAAAAATGGACTTTATAAGGCACAAGTGTTAGTAAATGGACAGTATAAAGACATTAATATTCAAAAAATTGAGGTAACAGCGAATTCGATAAAAATTTTCGTATATGTAGATGAAACAATTACAGGTCAAATAACGCAATACAGGTTAATAACCTATGACGGCAAGACTTTCTTAACAAGGAACGAGAACATAACGAAGGATGGCACCAGGGGGCTTCTCACATTATTTGAAATCAAATTACAGGAGGTGTAAAGAAAATTGTATAGCAATACTTTTTGGCAAGACCATGTGGTAGACCAAAACGGGCAAGTGATACAGCAAGGGACCCCTTTAAGTGCTAGAAACCTCAACAATGTAGAAAATGGGATTCAGGATGCCCATATGGCGTTTCGGGTATTTCTGCACTACTTTATGCAGTTCGATCGCTGGGTACGGCAGAAAGTAGCGGATCATGCCGCGGAATTTTTGAATGAAATTCAGACCGTCACCCTCACAAATTCGCTGAAATTTCCGTTCAACAACAGCGCCTACACCGTGAGTTTAATAACCACAAGGAAGACCCTAAACTACGATGTGAGCTGGGAAATAGTNAGCGCAAACGGNAATGTCGGNGACATTACCGTNTNTGANAAGCAGCTGAACGGTTTNAAGATTGCCTTTGATGGCAGCGCNACAAGCGTAACATTGAAATTAAGGATTAAAGGAGGAATGCTCGTATGAAGGTAATCGAAAAGAACGAAGGCCCGAAAATCGCCTATGAAGTAACCGGGACAAAAATAACCTTTGGAGACGACGAGCTCACGATTAACGTTGCAAAATACCAAAGGGACTGGCCAGTGCACATTGATATCTGTAGTAACAGGGACGAGCAACTGGTAATAGGCACAGGAGAAGGCCTGTACTATGTAGCACAGCTTGATATACCGGCAACCAAATACACAGAACCGGAGAGCGAAGAGGAAATCCCAGAGCCGCTGCCAATAGACATGGACGAGGTCACATTGACGCTCTGGAGCCTTGAACATCCGGTACCAGTAGAAATATAAAGGAGGACTGACAGATGGCAAATTTTGATTTGGTAAATTTAGCACTCAAAGCAACATGCCCAGGAAATGAAATCATCCTGGACGACAAAGGACTACCCAGTGTAATGGTGCGCATTCCTAAATTCAAGATTAAGGACGTTATCGACGGCGGGAGCGACAGCACACATCCCGCTTTTATTGTGAATGGCGTCGAAGTTCCGGAAATCTATATTTCTAAATTCCAGAATGTGATCCACAACGGAAGAGCTTGCAGCTTACCAGGAGAAGACCCAAAGGCAAGCATCAACTTTGATACAGCAAGGCAGGCCTGTGAAGCAAAAGGACCAGGATGGCACCTCATGACGAACGCCGAATGGGCTGCGATTGCGTTATGGTGCAGAAAAAATAACCTCATGCCCAAGGGAAACAACAACTATGGTAAAGACACGAGCGAAAGCACATATGTGGCTATACCAACATACAAAGACGAGCAAGGCAGAACATGCAGGGTAGCAACTGGATCAGGCCCTGTAACTTGGAGTCACAATGGAGAAGTAACCGGCATATGGGATTTGAACGGAAATGTATCAGAATGGGTGGGTGGATATCGAATTAAGGACGGAGAAATCCAGATATTACCCAATAACGATGCTGCAGATGCAGATAACAGTCAGGCAGCAGATAGCACAAAATGGAGAGCTATCATGCCAGATGGATCTCTTGTAGATCCAGGAACGCCAGGAACATTAAAGTGGGACTACACAGCTGACCCTGGAACGGTATCAGCAGAAAAACCATTCAGGCTAAATACTGTACTTGAGTTCCAACAAACAGTAGAAGCTCCATATGGTTCAGTAGCATTCCAATCTTTAACCGCAGCAGATGGAGTTAATGTTCCGGAAATCCTGAAAGCACTCGCTTTATTCCCTGCTGANAGCGGAGANCACGGAANNGANAGAATNACTATGCGAAACATCGGAGAAAGGCTCGCGTNTCGCGGNGGCTACTGGGCCACCGGGTCCCTCGCCGGTTTGTTCTACATGTCCGGCAACTTCTCCCGCTCGAGCTCCATCACGAGCCTCGGCTTCCGCTCCGCTTTTATTCCGGGAATCTGATATCTGGAATCCTGAATATCTGATTTAGGGAGCCGAAAGGCTCCCTTATGGAGGTGGGAAAGAAAATGGACGATGTAAAAGAAACACTTCGCGACCATGAACGGAGAGGTGCAGCATGCCAGGGGCAGAAATAGCTCAATACGGTATCGCAATTTTTGCAATAGCCATACTTGGTTACGTGTTTGTGAAGATTATCGGCAATCCTAAGCCTGCTGATAATAGCAACCAATTGGTTGCTGTGATTGAGAACAATACAAAGGCGTTGCGAGAGTTGATGGCTGTATTACACCAAATTGAGGTGCAGATGGCAAGGCAAGAAACCAAGATAGACGAGCTACTTGCAAGGACGAGAGATGAGAAAGATGACTGAGGAGCGTTTTTCTAAGAAAGTAGTGCGATGGGTGATATTGCTAAATGCCTTGTTTGTGGTGGCGGTATTGTTTTTATATTGGCACACTGGGTCAGAGCCATCAACGTTAATAGCGAGTTGGTTCGCATTTACCACTGGTGANTTGTGGGCATTAGCAGGAATAAAGAGAGAAGAGACAAAGAAGGGAGGGAGCGACGATGAAGGTGTGCATTGATCCTGGCCATGGTGGAAGCCAGCCAGGGGCAGTAGGGTATTTCGGGACAAAAGAAAAGGACATTACGCTTCAGGTTGCTTTACAGCTCAGAGATGTACTTAAAAATGCGGGCGTGGAAGTGGTAATGACAAGGGATAGCGATAAAGATGTGAGAACAGCCAAGCAATCAAATGGGCTACAAGCAAGGTGTGATGTAGCGAATAACTCCAAGGCCGATGTTTTCATTTCAATACATTGTAATGCATCAAATGACTCGTCGGCTCATGGGACGGAGACGTGGTACTACCCGAAAGACGCTAAAAGCAAGACTTTAGCACAGTTTATCCAGACGGAGTTGGTGAAACAAATAGGTCTAAAGGACAGAGGAGTTAAACAAGGCAATTATTACGTAACACGTTATACAAAAATGCCAGCCGTGTTGGAGGAGTTGGCGTTTATCAGTAATCCCGAGGAGGAGGTATTATTACGAAATAAGGCGTTCCAAAGGAAGTGTGCTGTAGGGGTAGCTAATGGTGTACTTCGTTTTCTAGGAATGCCTTTAGTAAAGGAGGAGTCGGCAATGAAAGATGTACCGCAGACACATCGGGCGTATAAGTATATAAAAGAGTTGTACGATTTGGGAATTGTGCAGGGAGATGAAAAAGGATATTTCTATCCAGACAAGCCAGCTACAACGGCAGAAGTAGCAACGATGATAGCAAGGCTATACGAAAAACTGAAAGGAGGTAAGTAAGATGCATGATGTGTTGTTGCAGTTACTTTACGATATATTGGCACTTTTAATCCCGATACTTGTCGGCTATGCGATAGCATGGTTGCAAAAGAGGATAGGGACAGAGTAGTTGGAAGCGGTAGTGCGAGAGCTTGCTACAAAGCGAGAGCTGGCACGGGTTGCCGTGTTGTTTGTCCAGCAGGCATACAAGGTTTTGAGCGGGTCAGAGAAGTATGACAAGGCGGCAGAGTGGTTGTCCGATGCGGCAGACAAGATAGGTATACAATTGTCCGAAGAAGAGATTAAGGGACTTATTGAAGCCGCATTGAAGGAGCTGAAGACGGAGCTTGGCGAAGTGTGGGATGAGTTAGCGAATTAGCCGCCTAATTTTTTATTATAGGCGTTGCCCTCCGAGGTGCTCCCCTCCCTCCTACTCGGAGGGCATTTTTAATTTGTAGTATGGTGTAGGTGTTGACATATAGCGAAAAATGGTATATTATATGAGTAGATAACATGAAAGGAGGGAGTAAGTATGGCAAAGATTGTGTTAGACGTGGCGAAGTTGAGAATGTGGAGGGCTTATCGTGGATTGACAAAGCACAAGATGTCGCAATTGATGGGGTATGCTGGCGATGGATATTACTATATTGAAAGCGGCAAGGTAGTTCCATCGTTGGCGAGGATTAATCAAATTTGTGAGATTTTGGACATTAGCCCATTGGACATCCTCGTAATTGAGGATGAGAAGAAGAAGGAGGGAGAACATGAAAACATTGGCGAGGTTCGTTGACTTTGTGAATGATGAAGAGACAAGCACCTTGACAGTGCACGTGATGTGCTGTCCCGATATTGGGGCGTACGTAAAGTTGTTGGATGATTTGGGGTTTACGTTCATTTACATTGACGGAGACTCATGCGAGGCAGAGCTCGAAGGCGCGTATGCAAAAGTGTTTGAAGTAATGCGGATGCTTGAGCAGGAAGGGTTTACGTGGTAGCCATAGCGTTACGAGTAAGTAGTGCAGGAGCTTGTCCGAGAAGGATAGAACTTGAGGCATGGGGTGTAGAAGGTGCGGGAGGTAGTCCCAGCTGAAGTGTTGCAAGGTTTAATGAAGGTTTCAAGGTCGCAGGTATTGTATGTCAAGCCTGCGGCTGAAGAATAAAGGAGGGATAACGATGGACAGTATCGTAAAGTACAAGTCTGAGAGTGGCGAGGAAGTTTCTTTAAGTGCAGACATTATCAAGCGTTATTTGGTGTCAGGCGATCCGAGCAAGGTAACTGATCAGGAAGTAATGATGTTCTTAAAGCTGTGCCAGTACCAGAAGCTTAATCCGTTCCTTAATGAGGCGTACCTTGTGAAGTTTGGGAATGAGAAGGCGCAAATAATTGTCGGCAAAGATGTGTTTATGCGTCGGTTGTCTAACAGTCCGTTAGTTGAAGGTTACCAAGCAGGTATCATCGTTCGTAAGAAAGGTTCAGACGAGATACAGTACCGCAATGGGACATTCTATGTACCGGGCGAGGAGGAGTTGCTGGGAGGTTCGAGCAGGATTTGGCGCAAAGGTTGGAAGGAGCCAGTAGAACATTCTGTAAGCTTGCATGAATACATAAAGCTTGGAGCGAATAAAGAGCCGCAGGCTGGGTGGAAGAAGGCAGCAACCCAAATCAGAAAAGTAGCACTCGTGCAGAATGCCCGAGAAGTTGTTCCCGATTTGAGACAGCTTTATATCAGTGAAGAGATGCAGGTCGATGAGGAGCAGTTGCAAAATGCACAAGTGGAGTTNACAATNCANGATGCCGAGGAAGAGTGCANGAAGAGACGCAGGAAGTAGAATATGCAAGCGATAATGAGTTNATNTCAGANCCNCCAATAACAGTGAAGCAAGTAAAGAGGTTATACGCCATAGCCCACGGAGATACGAAGCTGATAAATGACATAATTGAAGAGTACGGATACGAGAAGTTGCAGGACATTAGGCGAGNAGATTATGAGGCGATTTGCAATGCTGTAGCCAGTGCGGTGTTGGAACAAGAAGAGCAACTATCAGATACCATTGAACAAGTAGAAGAGCAATAATAGTAAGCAAAGTCCCGAGTGGGAGCAAGTGTAGGTTTTACCAAAGCTTGCTCCCATTTTTATTTCATTTTCAAAGTGTCAGTAAAGTGTCTCAAGGGTAAAACAGTGCAAATGTAGGAACTACCAAATCCCACTGTATTTTATACAGTTTGAAAGTGTCGTTTTTTGTTAACATCTATTTAACACACAACATGTTGACATTATATCCTATGTTGTAATATATATATAGAA